GTTAAAGGTGTATTGGTGTAAGAACATAAGTGCACCAAAGAGATAGACAGTAGGCATTACCGCTAACACAAAGTTAATTTGATTAGGGTCTACTGATTCTAGCTCGATAAGGCTAGGGATGACAGCATAGTAAGTAAGGAAGATTTCTACATCTTGCCCTACGTTAGGGGCAAAGATGAAAGAACCATAATCTCTTTCGAAGTAAGCTGGTACTCCTACGTCTTGGAAGTTACCACCTAAAGTTACAGCTTCATTAGGTTTACGTAGAACTGGCTTAAGGTTGCCTTTTGTGTCTAACACTTTAAGGTGCTTAGCTTTAAGATAGTCAAATGGGATTACTGCTTCCCCTGCACTATCAGTTAGGAGGGTAGTTTTGATTTCATTAGCAGGTAAGAAGAAGTCCTGCTTGTAGTCTTGTTCAGTTAAGAATATAAAGTGGTTAAGCTGTGTATCATCAATATCATCTCGCTCTGACCACAGTTTGATCTGATCTCTAAGCTCAGCCAGATTCTGCATGTTAACCTCTATTTATTAATCTTGTTCCCTTCCTTAACAATATCAGTAGAGGAGATAGCTCCTTCCCAAACCCTAAGTGCTTGGAACTCATTACTGTTAAGGCGGATAGCTAACTTACGAGCTAGCTCAGGGTCTTTGTTGTGTCTACCTTGTAGGTAAGCTAGCTTGTCTCCTGCATCTTCTAATCCCCATTGCATGAAGAGTACTTGAGGGATTCTAGCTACATGCTTACCAAAAGATTTATTACCACCATCTACTTTCTTTAACTGTTCGACTTGGTCTACTTGTACCTGACAGTCTTGAGAGTGATGAGTAATAAGTTTGTTACCTTCTAACTTAGAAGCAAAGTCGATGTCGTAATTACGCTTACTCATTATTATACCTCTGATAAAGAAAAAGCTAGCCCCGAAGGACTAGCAATTCCAGATAGGGATCACCCCCTTATGCTTGCACACCGTAGAATGCAAAGTGAGCTTTCTCGTTGTTAACCTTAAGGCCACATTCAACAAGCATTTGCTCACGATCAGAGTCACCAACTTTAGCAAGTGGGTTAGTCTCGAAGCTACGTAGATACTTCATAGACGCAAACTCTGGGTCAATACCAAAGATAGTATTCGCTTCGATGTCTCGACAAGGGATCATCTCAACAGTACCAAACTCAGATACATACACATCTACGTGAGCGTGTACAACAGTATCAGAGTCAGTAGCTCGAACATTGTCTGCTCGACCAGTGAAGCCATTAGCAGTACGCTTAATAGCTGCTGGCATGAACATCTTAGTAGGACGAGCACCATTCTCCCAAGAAGCTTGTAGGCGATCTTGTAGAGCAGTCTCAGTCAGGGAGTAAAGAGTACCAGCAGTTGGGACGTCTGAACCATCACCAGTAGGAGCAGCACCACCTACACCAACAGTAACATTGGTAGCAATGTAAGAGGCCAAGTTACCAGTAAGGCGAGCAGTAGAATCATTACCTGCTTGCTTAGCTTGGTGGATACCAGTAATTACTGCTTCCAAATCCTTACGTAGCTCAACACCTTTCTTAAGACGTTGGTAGTCTAGCTCGTTACCACGACCTGCTGAGTTTAGTGCATGAGATGTACCAGTTACACCATACACTTTGTCAGAGATCTGATGGTAGTTGTTAAGGCGAGTGGTAGCTGTCAATGCACCTGCTGATGCATCCTCACCTTCAATCTTAGCATTGTTAGGATTAGGTGTTTCCAATCCATCGACCTGCCAATCGAATTGAGTGTTGCCACCACCTTCTCCGTCAGTACCGATAGCGGTAAGTACAGGAGTTTCGGTAGGGTCAATGTTGTAGATCATATCAGATAGATCTTCACGAGTACCGTTGATCTCGTGTGAAGCGAACATATTTGCGCGTTTAGCCATAGTGTTTAGTTTCCTTTTCTAGCTTGCATAAGTGCTTGTGCATCTTTGATTGAACCTGTACGATTGAACTGGGCTTCTAGTTCTGCTATCTTCTTAGTGTTAGCATTGAACTGTCGTTCCCCTTGACCAGCCTTCATTACCTTAGGTACTTTACGCTTGATCTTCTTGTTCAGTACAGACTTTTTCTTAAGTTGTAGTTCGTCAAACTGTTTAGCTTTATCAACTAGTTCAGCCATCTTATGATGAGCGAACATAGACATGTCTTCGAATCCAGCATCAGACAAGTAGGACTTTAGCTCCTCGCGTTTAGTGTCCCAGTCTTCATACTGTACTCGTAGTAAGTCTTGTTGCTCATTCCAGTAAGCTTCGAATTGAGCCTGCTGCGTTTGCTGTTGAAGCTGTTGTGCTTGCTGGTTCATCTGAGCTTGGTGGTTGATAGTCTGTTGTAGTTGAAGTAGACGGTAGTGTAGATCACGCTTCTGCCCCTCATCAGTAGTACGTTGATACTCTTGTTGAAGTTGGGTGTACTGTCGTTGTTCTGCACTAACGTTTTGAGCTAGAGCTTGGTTTAGTTGTTCAAGCTTACCTTGATACTCAGCCTCTAAGTCTTTAGCTCGCTTAGCATCAGCTTGACGTTTACGTGTATAGTCATTGTGTCGAAGGTAACCTTTGTGAAGTTCCTCAGTGGTAACTTCTACTGTTTCACCATCTACCTCAATCTCCCATACATCATCTTCCTCAGAGTCTTCTGATTCTTCACCTTCCTCTTCCAGATCGTCATCTTCAGATTCTAGTTCTTCCTCTTCATACTCCTCAGATTCAAGAGTATCTTCATACTCCTGATCCACAACTTCGTCTACACTAACATTATCAAGTTGTTCAGTCTCCTGAGCTTGTTCACGATTAGCGGCTAGTTGTGCAACAGCCTGATCAATTGTCAGTCCTGCATTAGGGTTGTTGACATCAGACATAATAAAACTCCTAGTTGTCGTTGTTACTCATCATAGTTGTTGTTAGGGATTTCTACTTCTTTGTAAAGTTCAGAAGCAGCTCTAACTCTTAGTAGTTGGACAGAGTGGTAAAGGAAGTAAAGATCTTCCCTCTCCTTAGTTTCATCCATCCTCGTATTAACAATACTAGTTTGAAGAGTAGATTCTACATCATCCATCCACTCATTAAACTTCTTAAAGGTTACGATGTCGTTATCTTTACTCATAGTTGTTATCCTTGTAGTTAGAAAAAGGGCTACCCCGAAGAGTAGCCAAGAGCGTAACGACAACGCTTAACTGTTAGCGAGATCACCATCACGCGGATTAGGTACGTTGGTATCACCAATAGAAACTCTACGACCTTGCTCTAGTTCCATCTGTAACTCAGCAATGTTAGTAGCGTACTTAAGTTCGTACTCAGCTCTGTCAATGTCTACCTTCTGTTGGTCAATGTCTAACTCTCTTTCCTTAACTGCTGCTTCCCTATTCCTTACAGCAATCTCTTCACGTTTAATTGCTGCTTCTTCCTGAGCTTTCTTAGCATCCAATTCTAGCTTCTGTTGCTCTAGTTGAAGCTTAATCTGTTCAGGAGTAGGCTGTGCTCTCTTCTGTTCTAGTGCAGCTTGAGCTTGCTTAGACTCAGGAGAGTTAGGGTTAAGCCAGAATAGGTGAGGCTCATCAAAGCCAGAGTTCTTAGTTATCGCTACTAAGGAATTGTAGACAGTCTCATAATCAAACAAAATACCTTCCATTCCTTGTTGAGCTAAAGAAGTAGTAAGGTTAAGCATCATCTGTGAAGCCATTACCTTCTCTGCTACCTTACCATCACCAATACCAGCTACAGGAGTAATACGATAATCCTTACGCCAGTGAGTAGGGTTAGTAGTAACAAAGTCACCTCGTACTTGGAACATAACCTCTTGATCTTGGTGAAGAAGAGTTAGCTTGTAAATGTTCCTAAACAGTTTAGAGAAGGAGTGAGCTAGCACTCTAGCAATCAACTCTTGCTTCTGTTCTGCTGCTGACATGACATCAGCTACTGCACTACCAGCTTGGTTACTATGTAAGATGCTAGAATCCATTCCTCTAGTTGTCTTGGAGATACCAGTACGGTTATCTTTTAGAGTATCTAAGTACTCTAACATAGTAAAGTTTTCAGTAGGCAAAGCAGGTGTATCTAACTGCTTGATAGCTCCTGCCATCTTAGTTCGGATTACTCCACCTAACCTATTGTTAAGTAGATCATCCATATTAACCTGACCTTCTAACACTTCGTATCTACCATTGTTCATGGTGTACATGTTATCTAGTAGGTTACGCAGTAATGAAGTCTTGATCTTCTGAATGTCTTTCAGTTGATCATACATACTCAACCCATAGAACTTGTGAGCAATAATGTGAGTACGGAAGTCAGTGAATAGTGGCTCATCGTAACGTTCATTAAGCAGTAGGTTACCATCTGCTACTACTACTCGTCTTCGTTCAGCGATACCATCACCATCGAAGTCTACTAATGTAACACCTTCGATTACTTCTACTTTCTCCTGACTATCTTCCTGAGGCCAAGAGACTGTACCTGTTCCTTGGAATTGAGCATTGTCGTAAGAGTTACGTGCTCGTGTAATAGAGTTACCATTACCACCAGATAACCAAGTAGTGTTAGTTGCATCTAACCCTTGTACCATCTCAGCATCGTAGCCCATAGATACTAGCTCTGACCTAGACACTAGCCTACGGTGTCCAACGAAGCTAGCTTCATCTACTGTTGCTGACCAAGTATCAATGATGAACTCTTCAGGTGGGATAGCTTCTACCATCAACTCCTTGCACACTACCTGACGACTAATCTCAATATCGTAAGTACCTTCTGGTAATGCAGTTTGAGCTAGGAGTTCTACTCCGTCCTCTAGTAAGATAAGAGCAATCTGGTCTTGTGATAGGCCTGAGAAACTATCAAACTCTACTTTGATCTTCTCTTGGTAGTAGTGCTTCATGATACCATTCTTAGCTAAGAGGGAGTCTTGAATCACTGAGTAAGTGTTAAGGAAGCCATCGTTCTTAACATTGTATAAGTAATTACAGTAGTCTTGTGCTTGCTTAGCTACTTCAATGTCGTCCTTAGTTTCAGGTACGAACTGAACTACTTCTTTGCCTCCTGCGAAGATACGCATCAATGAAGGCATTAGCCAATCTACTGCATCTGCTACGTCCTTAGACACTACTGAAGATCTACCTTGGATCTCATTCCCTAAGGGTTCTCCATAGTAATACTTAATAGACTTTTCAATCTGTCCTGAAAGCTTAGATTGTTGATAGTCTAAACCTTCTGTAACATAACTATCAATGACAGTAAGTAGATCCTCTTCTGTCATAGGTTTCAATTCATCTGCCATAGATAATTCCTGTTGTATTTATGAGGATTATAACATATAAAAGTAAATTGTCAACCCTGCTAAACTACTCCTTGCCAATGTACTGGTTCCCAATTAGGATCATCCCATGTCTGGTTACCAATCTGGCCTGTAGTTCCAAACCTGTCTAAGCTTAGGAAAGCATAACGACTAGCACTGATCATGTCATCATCTAGTGCTATAACCTTACCGTTGTCTCTGTGGTAGGTTGCTTTCTCTTGTAACCATTTACGACAAGTGGAGAAGACTTTTAACTTCCCTTCCTGCATCTTAGTAAGCATCCAATGTAGTCCATACTCCACTGAATTACCACCGGATTTACCATCTGAGGAAGGTGGATTAGAAAAGGTATGAGGTAGTGCATGGATTCCTTGAGCCTCGTATAGTTTAATGAACTGCTTACCACTTCCACCAGCATCATGCTTAAAGGCATCATGGGGGAACTGACAAGGGATTGTATCTCCACCCATAGCTCTAATACCAACAGCATGCATTGGGATAGTTTGCTTACGTTCAGAGTACTCATCAATCAAGTAGTAAGTATTGTTAGCTGGATCTTTAGTTACCATAGCTGCACCGTTAGGGTGATCAAACCCTAGGTCAATACCTATCAGCTTAACCCAGTGGCTAGGGATCTCGAAAGGATCAACTATAATATCATCATCAGCAATAGGGAAGATTACACCTGAACCTAGTGATGGTACACCCTTACTCCTCATCTCTCTTTCCATAGGAGAGTACACTGAGAGTAGCTGCTCTTTGGTAGCTTCATCCAAGTGAGGAGCATCATCCCAGCTAGCAGTAATCATGAACTGTCCATTCTTAATGTCATTCATGAAGTCATTTACTAGAGGAGTAAGTCCATGCTCAGGAGTAAAGGTCATGTAGGTGATACCATTAGTGGTAGCAGTACGAGTAATACACTGGGTAAATACATCCTGAGGACATTCCTCATCTAGCCAGATTAAATCAATAGCTGTCCCCATGAACTTGTCTTGGGACATCTCATAAGACTTAAAGGTTAGGATGCTTTGTCCACCACTGACATGCTTAACTACTACTGACTCTATTGCATTAGGTGTACCTACTTTGTTTACTGTACGTACAATACAATCCAAAGGGATAGCAGCAGAACCCCATGCACTAGGGTCTACTGGATTCCCTAGGAGTTCTGCTTGAAGGATATCACGAGTCGTTACTGTAGAGATACCAGCAGCCCAAGCCATGATAGGTTTATCAAACTTATAACCATCCCACCAATCTGGATATAAGCCAGTAAGGTGACAAGCCATAATGAAAGCACCAGTGTAGGTCTTACCACACCGGTTACCTGTCATAGCTAGTAGCTGCTTGTTATCTGAAGATGCAGTGATGAACTCAGATTGCCAACCATAAGGACTGAAGTAGTTGATCTTATTGAATCTCTTATGGTCTTCGTGAGCTTTAAGTAGAGCGATAGCTTGCTCTAGCTCATCAGTAGTTAGGTTATCTAAGTCCATAACAAATGCTCCTGTGTGTTATGCTGATGCTAGTGTTGAGTACTTCATACGATAGTCATCAGTCTGTGCTCTATGCTTACCAGTACGCCAACCCTTACCACCATGCCACACTGCTGCTGCTTCTAGTGGATCACAATCACATGATTCATAGATCAAGAAGAGGATAGCTTCTTGTGCAGAAGTAAGTAGACCTTTCCACTGATCAGGGTAACCTAGTGTACCACCATAGTCGAAGTCATTAAGGAAAGAAGTATTACAGCAGTAGCCATAGTGCTTAGCAAACTCCTTACCTTTCTCATATCTCTCACCACCCTCCTCATACCTAGCACGATCACTACCACCAATCTGTAGGGATACCATCTGTCTAGTTACCATTTCCTTGAGAGCAGTTTTCTCTTGCTTAGTTAGCTTATCGTTATCAATGTAGTCTAGTGCTAGTCCCTTAGTTACTTGATAAGGGCCATAAGCAGAAGAACCTTGAGCTAACTGAGTACGTATAAAAGGATCTTTAAGGTTACCAGTTTCTATCTTCTTAATAATAGATTTGAACTTATCAAAGCCAGACATTAGTCCCAACCCTCCATGTCAGTGTTAACGTAGAAAGTAGACTCTCCTTGCTGATCGAACATCTGGTCTACTGGTAATTCAGGATCTTCTGGCTCCTGTGTGTTAGGTTCAGTCTCTACTGGTGAGTCTAGATCAGCATGACACTCAGGGCATACCTCTATGTCATCCCACCACTCTGCTGTACATTCTGGACAAGTAATCATTCTACTCTCCATCAATCATAATATCTGGGTTACTGGTAAGAAGTTCTTTAAGCTGTGCCTTAAGATCTTCCTGTGACTTAGGAGATTCCTCATTAATCTGAATCCTAGTCTGCTTATCAAAGCCTCCTCGGTCTAGGATCTCTAAGCTAGCTTTAACCCTAGCTGTCTCACTCTTCCCATTAACCATGATCTCAGCAAGAGTCTTAAGTGCTAATGGTACTTTGTTCTGTAGGTGTAGCTGTACTTCTCGTACAATAGCTACCTGATGCTTCTTAAAGAAGTTGTATGCATTAGAAGCAGTAGGACAACTGTATCCTGCTGCTGCATAAGATTCAGTCTTGTTAGCACCATTAACCCAAGCTTCAGCAAACTTACTGATCCTCTCTTCAATGGTAGTATCTTTGACTGAGGCTAGTTTTACTACTGACATAGCTTCGCCCTCTGGTGTTGTGTTGTTAGTAACCTTAGTGCTAGTGTCGTTGTTAACTTAAGGAGTCTTCTTCTTCTATCTACTACTTCTACTCCTTATCCTTTCAGGCTAGCCTAAGAAGTTTTTGAGTTTACCATACAAATTACCGTTTGTCAATAGTTTAGACTAACTTTATTTTCAAACACTTGTTTGATTCTTAAGTTAGTACTAGTGCTAGCTTCGTAGTTACTCCTAGTGCTAGCTTCATAACTACTCCTAGTGCTAGCTTCATAACCACTGTTAGCGTTAAGTAAGAAGATGATTAGCACTAGACTAGCTTGACACAATGATCTTAGGTTAAGGAGTAAGACTCCTACTTCTTAAACTAACAGTAACCTAACTATGAGTATCATTCATAGAATCAATAGTAAGTATAAGAAGTATTCATAGAAACTATACTAGTACTACTTATTTCTCAGTAATAACTTCTCAGAGTGTAACCCTTATGTTTACTACTTATCAGTAACCACTCAGTACTAACATAATGCTAGTACTTAAGAGCACAGAAGTAGGTTAGTAAGTACTAACTAAGTAGCTAGGGTCAGATGTTAAAATCACCCCTAAGTAACAGGTTAAGAAGTTAGGGTCAGTTGTTAAATTAGCCCATAAGTAACAGGAGGAACTATCCCCCCTTGGAGCTAACCCAAAAGGTTCCCCCCCACCCTAGCACTCAGGAGCTACTTCTCAGCTGTACACAAAGGGTAACACTAAGCATGCTCAGTGCTACTTCTCAGGTGTTACTACTCAGAGAGTAGTGCTCAGGCGCTAGTACGGTGTGTAACGCTGACAGTATCCCTCAGGCGCTAGTACGTATGAATTTATTTCTAGGGTAGGTGGAGATAGGGTAAGGGGGACATCATCCCTTAGGGCATTCCTTAGGTTACTTCTTACACCCCTTAGGCCACCCCTTGAGGCTAACAACCAAGACTAGCAATCAAGGCTAGCAACCACCACACCATAGAGCTAGCATCATGCTAACACTCAGTACTACTCCTCAGAGCCTACACCTCAGGGGATAGCTTTAGGCTATCACTATCATAGTTACCATAGATAGTTACTATCATAGCTATAACCTATCAACTAATGTAAGAAGATAGATAAATACTACTAGACTACTGCTTTGTAACATGCTAACCACCTAGCAACTAACCTTCATAGTCTTTACCTATCACTCTCGACTTACTGATAGTTACAAATCATTAGCTATCTACTCTACTCCTTTGTACTATGGTTGACATGGAGCAAGGGCGATCAGATAGCCTAAGGCTCTAACCACTGGCACTAGTGATAGGTATGCCGTTTATCGGGTTTAGAAATTAATTTCAGAAAGTTATTGACATTAGTTTTGAGCACACTATAATGAGAATCATCAACTAACACGGGAAGCAAATAAATGGCAAGATACGAAACTAAAGAATGGGAAGAACTGGTAGATATCCAAAACACCTACTATCCTAACACTGACATTCTGACAATCACTGGGTTCATGAATGATCAACAATTTCTAGAACACTTGAAGGATTACAAAGAAAGAGTTAAGAACAAGTAAGGGCTAAATAGCCCTTCTATAAGCCTCTAATAACTAGGGGTTTATAGAAGTGTTAAGAAGCTAGAAATTAATTTCAAAAAGTTATTGACATTAGTTTCAGAGTCTATACACTGGGTACTTATAGAGCAGCTACTCTTAAACAAAGCAACCTCAGACCTCTGGTGGGTTTATAGTTAAGGGTAACACCACTTCAATACACCAGCGTTAGCAACTAAAGAAGCTAGCGAAAAAGTTAGATCAACCTAAACTACTGTTAGTACAGTGGCGGAGATAGCTGAAAGTTAGTAACTTTAGAAACTAGCCGAATACACGATCCTTCGGAAGCAAGTCTTTAGCAGAAACCTTGAAGTAGCCACTGGAACGCGTCCTACATGGTAGCATGGTTGATCATCTTCTTTACTCTTTACTTATGGCTACTGTCTTTGTAGTGGTCATAACTAAACAGTAATTAAGAGGAAAATAAGATGAGTAAAGTTAAGTTTAATTACAAAGCAGTAACAGCCGACAAAGTAGATCAGCTAATAGCTAACGCTGTTAAGTCAGTCGATACTATGCAAAAGCAAATCCAATATGCCTCTGTAGCTGTTCTACTACATGCTAAGAAACATGGTGACTACTCCAAAGCTAATGACCTAGTGAAGGCATTAGGCAAAGGTGTACGAGCTAAAGCACTGGTAGAATTCTTCGTTAAGTACGGTGGTCTATCAGTAGGCTCAGAAAGTGAAGGTTTTACAGCTTGGAAGGGCAAAGAAGCTATTGACATTGAAGGAGCTAAAGAGCAACCGTGGTGGGAGCTAAAGCCTGAACCAGTGTTTAAAGGTTTCGATCTACATGAGCAGATTGCTAACCTAGTGGCTAAAGCCGAGAAGATGCAGATAGAGGCAGCTAATGATCCCGCTAAAGCTAAGCTAATCTCAGTTAGCAAAGAAGATCTAAGCAAGCTAAAAGCTATTGCATAAGGGGTCTTTATGAACTTCTTACTCGGCTATGTGCTACTAATGCTAGCTTTCACACTAGCCTTGTAATACTTATGACTAGGCACTTTAAGGAGTGTCTAGCAATAAGTGTTATTATATACAGGAGTAACCAAGAATGGATAGTCTTACTAAAGAAACAGCTAAGATAGTAGTGTTGTCTATTATCTTAGTGGCTATTATGACAGTTTGGTAACTAAGGAGTATCTAAATGGATACAATAATTCTAGTAGCATTACTGGCGGTAGTGTCTTTGCCTATTGGTGATTCTACTGCTTATCTTATCAACAAATATCTGGATAAGGCTTTCCCTCATGATTCAGGTACAGTAGCAGCAACTAGTCTAGCATGGTTTACCATCTTAGTTCTTTGTTGTGTACCTGCTTCTCTCTAACTACTTTGTAAGTTAAGGAAGATAAGACAATGTTAAAAGTAGTAAGATCACCAGCTAAGGTGGCTTGGCATGTAAGTTACAATGGTATAGTAGTAGATGTTCAACCAACAAAGAAGTTAGCTCAAGACTCAGCTAGCTTTCTTAAGTCTAAATACTTGTAAGGAGAATATCATGGAAAAAGACTGGTTTAGTGACCTAACACTGACCATTGACAATGACAAAAAGCTGCTAGATACGGTTATTAACGCCTATATAGATATGTTAACTGGCGGTAGTCCTGTAAGTTTCAAGACTTTAATAGTTAGGGCTGGATACCCACGTAACAGAACTGTCTCAGAAACCCTATACTCAGATGTATCTTTTCACTACCTAATGAAAGTATTAATAGACCATTCTGATAGGGTAGATCCGTCTAGTATTGTTTTACTGACAACTACCAGTCCACGATACCACCTATTCCGTAAAGCTCTGTCAGTAACTGCTCACGTAATTGACTACCCTAGTCACGTATTAGAGCATTACAAAGTGTTCCCTAATCAAGACACTGAAAAAACAACTAACCTAGAATGTATCCAACAAGGAGAAATCCCTATGTTTTCTACCGATTCATCTAAAGCTTTCGACAAAGTAACTGGCTATACTGTCTATGGTATTGATACTCAGAAGCTAACTGAGGCACAAGCTATTGAGGCTATCAACAAAGTCAACCTTGAAATTGATAACTTGGAGTCTGTACAGGTAGAGTCTAAGCGTATCACTAACATGGTGTCTGACCTTAAGAAGCAGAAAGCAGAGATTGTTAAGCTTTTAGATTCTGGTAAGTTAGCATCATGAGTGATGAAACAATAACTAGCATTATCTTAGCGATAGTGCTACTGGTATGCTCAGGTATAGCGTTAGCCTCTGAGGTTATCACTGTACCTTTGTGTGATCTTGATTGTAAAGCTAAGGCTATGAGCCTAGAAACTAAGGAGTTGTGATTATGTACAAAGTAGGTGACAAAGTTAGAGTAGTAAAAACTGGATGGGGTTGTGGTGACGAGCACTTAGGAAGAGAAGTAACTATTATTGAAACAGGGGGCTATAATGGTGAAGTAGGATACAAAGTAAGTCCTGCCATTGGGAACAGCCTTACAGGAGTATACGATGGGTTTATTGGTGGGAAAACCTTTGAACTGGTAAAACCTGCGTACCCTAACCCCCCTCACAAACATGCTGAGCTAATCAAGGCATGGGCTGATGGTGCTGAGATTCAATACTTTAATAATAAGGAGTGGGTAGATAAGAAGTCTCCTAATTGGTGGGAAGATAATACTTACCGTATCAAACCTTCTGAACCTACTCCTAAAGAGTTAGCAGAACAACAACTCAAAGAGTTAGAAGCTAAAGTGGAAGAACTTAAGGCCACTATCCAAAATTTAGACTAATAACTCAGAAGCTCTGTAAGGCTCCCTAAGCAGTACCTAGTAGGGTAGCCTTACTTTTCCCTATAAAACCCTGTAGTAAGCTCTCATGAGCTAGAAAAGGCTAATATTAATGTAAGAAGAGGTAAGTTATGGACTATCGTGCTAGTATCCCTGAAATTGTAGAGTATATTGAAGAGTATACAAAGGAGAATTTCTCTAAGTATTATCCAGAAGCTAAGAAAGTGGTAGAGGTTGCTCTTGACGAAAGGGGGGTTAGGAGTAAGATTAGCCACCACACTGATATTGGTTCTCACTCCATGGACAACGAGCTCTTCTGGAAAGAATTGTTAGGTGACCGTGAAGTTAGCTACATGAAAGACCTAAGAAATGAGGACTTACTGCGGTTGATGTGTAACAATGAAGGTAGTCTCTTAGATATTATGGTCAAGAATGTTACCGAAGACCCTAATAAGTTTATACTATCCGCTCTTTACTCCCAACCTAGCAGGATGTATGGCTTCTTCAGGCTCACTAATGGTACTGGTGGTGGTTGGGGAAACATCAAAGATTCTCGTTGTACTCTTAGCTTCTACCTAAAGCTATGTATTCAAGAAGGAGGATTAGTAGCTCCTAAGATCGATCTATTTTTTGAGAACTATTCCCCTGCTGGTGGGTACAAAGAAGAGGTTCGTGAGATAGAGCTAGTACGTAACCCTATGAAGCTAGGTCGTTGGTTAAGATCAGTAGGGTTCACTGAGTATGAGGTTACTAATCTATCTAAACATGTAAGCTTTAAGCCTAAGCAGTTTGAGATGTTCATCACTGATCACTACATTCCTGAGTGTTATATTCAGCTGTCAGAGGATCAGAACCTAGACAGCTGCATGTCTAAGACTTCTGGGTGCTATGAGCTAGAGAGTGATGAACACCCTACCATGGCTTATGAGGATAGTGACTGCTTACTGTTACTGATCAAGGATTGTTCTAGCAATAAAGAGTTCCCTTATGTAGCTAGGTCTATCGGCTCTAAGCTGAACAGCGGGTATGTCAATAAGTATGGACTAGAAATTATCAGCTTTACGGACTTCGACATTAACTATGAAGATCTACTAGACCATGAGCTGTCTTATAACACTACTTGTAATGGCGATGTACTACTACCTTACCTTGACAGTTGTACTAATTTTGTCAGTATTGATCATAGTAAAGAGTCTGTCATTATTGATGGTGGTAGCTACTATGGCTGTATTGACTCAGGGGTAGGGGTTAAAAGTACAACAGAGTGTGATAATTGTGGAGAAGAGGTAGAGAGGGAGGACATTTACTGGGTAGATGGAGTAGGTGATTGTTGCTACGACTGCTACTGTAACAGTGACGATGACTAAGGAGTAGCACTAGGTTAGTTACTAAGGAGTAATATCAGAAGTAAGTAAGGAGTATTTCTACTTTCTTACCCTACTCCTTAAGCTATTCCTTAAGATAGTAATAATTATAGCATAAATTTAAGAAGAAGTAAACAATTAACAAGAAAATAATTCAGGAGAGTAGTATTATGCTAACATTAACCCTTAAAAAGATCCTCAGTTATGCCAGATGTCATGGTTCATCAAGTGAGTACGACTTTGTAACTCAATACCTACAGCCTATGATTAAGCAGCTAGGGTACTCCTTTACTACTGACTCTATGGGTAATCACTACGTTAAAGTTAATGATGACCCTATCTTATTTGTAGCACACATTGACACCTGTCATACTATGGAGGCTACAGTAGTTCAGGTTCTAGAAGAGAAGAACTACTACCATGTAGCGAACAAACAGGTAGGGTGTTTAGGTGCTGATGATGGGGTAGGAATCTACACTAACTTACGAATGATACAAGCAGGTGTAGGAGGTACTTATCTCTTCACAGTAGGAGAAGAGAAAGGCTTGATTGGTGCTAGCTTTATTGCTGACACAATGCAAGAGTGGCTATCTTCCTTCTTAATGTGTGTAGAAGTAGACAGAGCTGGTGAGTATGAGATCATCACACACCAAGCTACTGGTAAAGGTGCTAGCGATGAGTTTGCTGAGGCACTAGCTGATGAGCTAGACATGGGGCACTTACCTTCTAACGAGGGGGTCTTTACTGACAATTCAGAGTTTAATACCTTTATCCCTGAGTGTGTGAATGTAGCAGCAGGTTATATACACCAGCATACAGCTAGTGAGAAGGTTAACTTTGTATACGTTGAGAAGCTAGTTGATCAACTCCTCAAGGTTAATTGGTTAGACCTGCCAGTAGTACGAGAAGTAACTGACTGTGACCATGGTTGGGGATTATCTGAGTGGTATGGTAACGCTTACGATACAGATGACGTAGGAGTAGACACAGAAGGCTACCCAGTAGCTAATGAGTGGGATGATTATGTGAAGTATGTTGAAGCTAATATTGAGAAGGTGGTATACTACTTACATCTTCACAACACTAGTGTCAAAGACATTGAACATTACTGGAAAGAGGGGGAGATTTAGAATGCAAACTAAGTTAGAGTTATTGAAAGACTACGGCTCAGAAAAAACCATAGAAACCATTATTGCTGAAATGCAGGATGATTGTCGTCTTATGTTGGGGGTGAGCTAATGCCTTGCAGATCAGATTACATGGAACCTACTGCTAGAGAGCGAGAGAACAAGCGAGTAGCAGGTTTCTTATACGAGGTAGGTTTACGCCCTGAGTACAAACAAGTAGGCCAATATGGAGTTCAAGAGGGCTTAGACAGTCTTACTGCTCTACTATGTACTTGGTGTAAAGCCAACGATGTTACTACTAAATCTCTAGAGTTACAAATCTGGTGGAGAGATCACAAGAGGAGTGATGAAGCTAGAGAAAGACGAGAGCAGAAACTATCTGGCAATGTTACTGTCAATGTAGATAACCTCTACCAAACTTACAGACAAATGCTTAAGGAGTAGATATGTCACAAGCAGGTAGCAGTATCACACCTGAACATTGGGAGAAGGCTAAGCAACTAGAGGATA